AGTTGAAAAAGAAATAATTTAAAGAAGCCCGCAAAATGTCGGGCTTTTTTATCGACTGCGTGTATAACTGCTTGTCACCCTCTTAATATCTAGACTCCTTCCTCTGCCTCATTCTTAATAGTTTCGCTGTACACCGTGTCTTAAGATTTTCACACATCAACTCTATTTTCCAGGTGGATTCTGAATGTAAGGCGGTTTCGTGATGGGTGAAACACGCATGCGCTATGCTTATTAATAACAAAGCCAACATCAGGAGAGCGTATGGTTGTTACGTTAGTGATAATTGGCGTCCTTGCCACAGTAGTTATCGGCCTGACAATTTTTTCTGCGATGCGAGATATTGAGGATGATTATTGACTCTCAAGCCTCGCCACCCTTTCTTCCAAATGGTCATGCTGGGCAACCAGCGCCCTCATGCACCACCACAGCAACTCCTCTTTCCTGAACCCATATACTGATGACTCCTCAACTTCCGGTATCAATACCTCATGCTCAGGAGACAGAACCTCACCTGTCTCATCGTCAATCAGAGCTGGCACTGTTTCAATGCGCTCAGGAACATAAGGATGATAGTCATAGCAGAAACAGGAATACTCACTCCAGTTCAGTCCGTACTCTTCCATGATTGCTATAGCTGCCTGTACGGTTGGTCCTGAGTGCCATCTAGCATTATCTCCCTCCTCTTCAACTCTCCTGATCCACTTCCAGACCGAAGGTAGACGCGCAATTTTGGCAAAAGCGGAGTTCTCTTTTTCCTCAGCATCGCGCAGCAAATCTTTATCATCTGCATCTGAGGTCGTGATAACGCCGTTGACAGAGTGGACATTTAACCATCTAGCCCCTGCGTTACCATTGTTCATGTCTCCATCAACAATTGGTGCGATATATTTCTTGATCGTACCGGCCGCTGTCCACACCATGGCAAGCATGGGCTCATAACGCCCGGTATCCTCGTCATACGCAGTGACGTTAAAAGAACCTGGCGCCGCAACGGATGTACGAAAAGCGATACATCCTTTCCCGTTCTGATTAGCGGCAGAGGTGAACTGGCGATCAAACAGAAGCCCAGGCACTGGCTGCGTTCCATCAGCTGCAGTTTCTGAAATTAGCTTAATGCCACCAAGAATAGCTTTTGGCGAGTCATAGTTAACTTCAACTCTACTACCGAGAGCGGACCGGTCAAAGAACTGGCGACCAATTCGCAAAGCCTGCACGTCCATTGGAACATTCACATTTTTAAAGTCAGCAAAAGCTGAACTCATCACCGCAGTTTTCTGCCTGCCGTCGGTTGAATTGCGACCGAGGTAGATACCGTCAACTACTTTTAGCGCCGCTGCGCCAGCCACATTGGTGTTGTCATTGATGATTCTGTCAGCCCAGCCGATATTATCAATCGAGACATTCCGTATGCGGATGTTTTTAGTTTCCGTGTTGGAGATACGGAACCATGCGCGCCCGGTGCCGAATCCTGTGCCCATGTCGCCATCCGGAACCCCTTCTACCCGAAGCCCATCAAAGGACACATTCACTGCTGTATCAATGTTGGTAATTGCACACGGAGATCGGGCAGACTCGCCGTTATCACCGCGCATCTGGACACGGAAATTACGGATATCGACGTCCATGACAATACGCGCCTCTACTGCGCGCGATGGGTAATCTGGTCCGGTGGCTGCATGTGGGTAGATCAGGCTACAGTTGTGAATGACATAGTTCCGCGCGCGCCAGTTCTCCGTGCCGAAAGCCACGGAGCTGTTGATAGCGCCCAGCAGGGAAACACCAGCCACACCTTCGTAGGTATCGCAGTTAATGAAGCGGACGTTATGTGGTGGCGGGTTGTTCTCATGGTTTGCCGTGGAGAACCCTTTTGAGAACGTGTTGTTACAGTATGCCCGGCAGTTAGTTACAATGACATTATAGCTGCCATCGTCGATCTCAAATCCGTTCTGGGTTATTGAGTAATTATTGACTGATTTCGCGTAATCAGTGATCCGTGATACGCAGCCATCAATCGTGACACCAGATGCGCCGTGCGTGGTCAGCCCGTCATCCCGGCAGTAGTCGATGATATCGCAATTGGTGACCACTGCATTCTCGGTCATCCCTTGGGCGACTCCAGCATGCCCAGCATTCTCGTGACTGTTACGCCAGCATGCCAAATCAAGGCAGTGTTGCGGCCCCTCCTGGAATACCATGTCAGGAAGATAAATGTTTCTGACGGCACCGGTACGCAGACAGCGCCCCCATTCGCCATCAGCAGTCTTTGTTCGGGTGAAGCCGTTGGCGTGGATGCGGAAGTTCGACAGGACGATGTTTTTATCAAACGTTATGGGGGCCTTGTTGTACCCCGTATTCTGCATAACGTCGAGGGATCCCTCCATTGTCACCGCTGCTACGATACACGAAGTGTACTTGTCATCACCAACAATGGAAATATCCGAAGGAATGATGATTGTATCTGTGACAAGGAAATAATGGTTTGCAGGAATTTTTAATTTCTTCTTTCCTGAGTCTATAGCAGCCCGAATTGCCGATGTATCATCGGTTCCGGCCGTGCCTGCTTCATTGGCATCACCTTTCGCCCCCCAACCGCGGATATCGCCTTCATCACGCCAGCGCGCCATTTGTAATTCTGGGTATTTTTCTGCGCCATCAGGATCGGATATTTGTCCTCGCAGCACCGCATCGCCAACACTGAGCCATGCCCCGATACTGACACCACCAGTACTTGCTGGAGTCGAACCAGCCGGAACCGCTTTCGGGAATACACCATCCCAGCGATAGTATTCACCAGTATTGGTATCGCGCAGAACCTGGTTAGGTAGCGTCAACGTCGCACTAGCCTGGAAGGAGTCCATTGTGATGTAGCCAAATGCAGCTATCGCCGCTTTCGCCATTGACTCCAGCCCATACCAGGTATGTCGCGATTTCCCAAAGCGATCCTGCCAGATGGCAGCTGTAATGCTGTTAATGGCAGTATCGAAATTCTGGGAGTTATCGAACAAATCATACGGGCTGGTAGACCCTGGCGGATTCATTGTTGCATATTTGGTCATGCTCGCTCCGGGCATAAAAAAACCCGCCGAAGCGGGTTAGTAATTTTTTGAGGGTTAGGCGACATCGCCGGGATAGCTGGCGTCGTCGTACTGATACTTGCCGGGGTGATACTGGATTGCCGTCACGCTGCTGGTTCCGTCACTGCCGGGAGATATTTCACCAACCAGCGCGTCGTATCCCACACGGGATGACGAGCAGAACATCAGGCGCGGCGGCTCGATGTATGGACTATCCATCTCCCATTGCTCCGGGTCCAGCGCGGCGCTGTAGGGAATGCGTAGCGTGTAATCATCGATACGTGTTGGGACCTGCAGCGCCGAAGCACGGCCATCCTGGTGGCGTATCACTACGCGAGGATTTGGAAAGCTCCAGTCCGGTGGTTCGCTGAGCGTCAGGGTGACCCAGGCACTGTCCCAGCTCATGTCAGTTATCAGGCAGCTCAACGTCTGGCCGCCGGGAATGTCATCCGTCATGATGATGCGGTCCATAAACTGGTAGCAGAGCGCATCCATCTCCGTTGAGGTGGTGTGCTGCAGGCGCTGCAGCTGATAGCCCAGCAGCCGGCGCATCCCGATGCGGTATGCCCGGTCCTGATCCACCACTCCTTCCAGCTTGTAATCCTCCACCTTCACTGGCGTGGGGTTTCCGGGCTGGCGACACCGAACGGTTTCCTCCGCCCAGGTCGTGCCGTTGACATACGTGACATCCACACCGTCATAATCGTCCTGGCTCGGGGCCTTGAATGCGGTCTGCAGCTCTTCGGTCGTCTCCTGGGGGGTGATCATCCCGGTCCAGTTTTTCACCCCTTCCCGCCCGGCAGAAACCAGGCCATCCGACAGCAGGAAATACCCCATCCCCGCCCCGCTGATGATTTTGAGCACCTCCAGCGCCGATTTGCTGTCGCTGGTTGCCCAGTCGAACATTTCTCCGCGTGGTGTCCAGTATGTCTGTTCGAGAGCATCAATTGCGGCACGATCAATCTGGTCTGACGTAAAGCCGAGGGATCCCAGAACGTGATACAGCGCCCCGCTGATGCTGCGCGAAGGGTGCCCGTTATACAGCCGGGTCGGAGTGACGTTAACGCGGCGATCAGACTGCGCCGCAAGACGGTTACCGGTGCGCACCGTCATTGCCAGGGTGGTCACGCCCGGATAGCTCCCGGGGCGTTTGCTCAACCGCGCGCGCATAGCCTGCCAGTACAGGTTATTGACCGTTCTGGACCCGCCAATTTTCGTTGTGCGCCGGATGCGGACTTCATACTGTGCCGCTGCCAGCCCGCTGATACGCCGGGTATAGCCATGACCGTCAGCGGTTTTGTTGGTGAAGTTATAGACCACCTGCGACCAGGCACCCGCAGTGGCAGCATTGCGGTACTGAACCAGCACCCGCACGGTGTGCGACTTCGGATCCCCGTTCTTTTTGTACTGGATGTGGCCGTTCGGGAAAATGAAGTTGTTTTCGATGGTGGTCGTCGTCTCGCCATCCGGGCAGGCCAGGAACGGGCCGAGCCAGGCGTAATCATCATTCACGCCCGTGACCTGGGCATCCAGCAGGGTGCGCTCAGTAAACCCCGGCCAGGACGGGTCTGCGGTAACGACATCATTACCGCTGACATCCTGAGTGAGGATCACCCGCTCAACCGTGATGGTCTGGGCATCAATATCCGTAATGCGGAACTGGCCGTCAGCGTAGCCGATACCGATCCGCTGGACGCCGTCCGGGATACCGGTAAACGGCTTTCCTGCCGCGCTGTCGTACGCCAGCGTGATATGCGCCTCCACCGCAGCTGTGCCACCTGATGATGCCACGCCGGCAACATCAACCGGAGTGCTACCGAATACGGCCACAGGCAGCGCACTGTGGCTGATAACGCCACCGGCGAACGGGCTGCTTTCCTCAACAACCTGCAGCCGGCCGCCATCATCACGCGCAATCAGGCCGGAGCCGGTGAGCTGGTTACTGATGGTGTTAACCAGCCCGGACATGGTGACGTAACTGGTAATGAGCGAGATGGCATATGTCGTGCCTTTCCACCCGATCGTGAACGTGACCGGCGTCGCCGTGAAGTCGTAGGTGGTGGGCGCGGCGCTGGCTGTTATGCTGGCCGTTGAGCCGCCCACGCCCGGCACCGCCGGAACGCCGGGGACGTAACTGGCAATAAACAGCTCGTACGAAGTTTCATTGAATGACACCGATACGGGCATCCCGGTTACTGGAGCCAGCTCCTCAACATCGCCATAAATCACGCTGTACCCACCGGTGTTCGCTACCCGGTACGAGCTTGGCGCGATAACCGTGACGACGGTGCCGGCAACCCAGGCCGCAGGAATTTCAGTCTCTCCGTCGCTGGCCGTGGCCGCAATGAGGGTGATGGTGTTGCCGCTTACCAGTATCGCATCAGAGATGATACTCACCGTCTGCGGGCCGGTTGAGCCAAGATCGAGACCCGCTGTCCCCGATGTTGTATTGCCCACCTCGCCGCTGTTAAACCAGTTCTCGGAACGGCTGTCGGCTGAGACGCTGGCGCCCGGCGGATACACGGTGGCGCTGACATCGCTGCCAAACGCTGATGCAGGTGTGGACCCAATCTTTATTGCCGACGGCGGCAGCACCATGTCGCCCGCCCCCACGCATAAAAACATGCTGGTCACATACTTTTTGGGATCGGCAGAATCGAAACGGCTGACAGGCTGGACGATGTAGTCCGGCCACACCTTGTAGCGGCCAAAAATTTCTCGGATGGGATCGCCGAGTTTGGCCATGTTGGCCTTTGCCGGGTTCAGCTCCAGCTGGTCACCGTTGGACGGCTGCTGGCTGCCGCCGGTCTGCATGGTACTCATCATGTAAAGTGAGTACGCCGCCGAGGCGACAGCCACGCTGACAGCAATCCACAGGGCGATCTCTGCGCCGGTACCGTAGGGCACCGGATAGAGCCTTACATCGCTGTCAGGGCGAATGACGCACAGCGCCCATTCTGACGGCGGGACCGGAACGCCGTCGATTTCAACCGCGACCGGGTGCTGCTGCTCCGGCGTCCAGTCCTTCACGTTCTGCGCAAACCAGGCGCTGAGGGGCATGGTTTCGTGATGGTGCGTTTCCAGCGGCTCACCCGGCAGCCGGGAGGGATAGATTCGGATCGTCACTGGTAATACTCCACGCGGACAAAGCGGCGCGCAAAACGCGCCAGCGGCAGGAAGGTCACGTTTGTGCGGGGATTGCACTCAGCAGCATGCAGCACACCGTCAATCTCCACGGCGATGGCGACGTGTGTCACCACGGAGCCGGAATAACAGGCGATGCCCGCCCCCGGGGCCGGTTCGCATCGGGTAAGGCCAGCCATCAGCCCGCGCGCCTCCCGGTCGAGGCCGCCATTATCCTTCGTGACTCCGGCAAAATCAGGCCAGGGCGCCAGGCCAAGGTCGCGCCTGATTTCATTGACGATGCCAAAGCAGTCCAGTTCGGGGTAAGCGCGGCCGCCCTTCTGCCACTCGACAGAACAGTATTTATCAGGGTTAAACCGACCGTCTTTGCAGGATGAATTCATTATTGAGGCGCTTGATAAGCTCATCATTCGACTCCTTAATTTCTTTTCTGTCTCTGCTCTTGGGATGGGGTCGGGCTGGTCATGACATTCATGGTGGATGTTACGAGGATTCTCTGATGGCAGCGGATTTCCGGTATTGTATTTAGCCATAATGATTTCCTACTGGAGGTAACGGAGGCCAGGGAAGTTTAGTAGCGTGTAGCGGTAGCGAGGCCACGCGGTATCGAGAATATTCATGTAGCCAGCGGTGATCTGTACCTCCGTCGCCGTCCAGTACCCTTCTTTAATCGCCAGGGTAAACGGCGGCGTCGCGGGTGCGGAGAGGTCGGTCGAGACATACCGGCGGAATGTCATGGTTGCATCGCTGAGGTTATCCAGCGCGTTGCGGATCGCCGTTGAAACCACGCCGTCGATATTGCTGATGGCGAATTTCAGATCCTGGGTGCCGTCAGAATTTCGCGCCGGTAGCGCCACATCAATGGCAGAGCCAAGGAATGTTGCCTGAGCACCATTCTCCAGCGTGACGGTAATGTCATCCCAGCCGCGGGTAAGCCAGTAATCGTGGCCGCCAACGGTGATCTGCAGTGTATCGATGATGACCTCTTCACCGCCACTGGCATAAAGCCTGTTCAGAACTGCACTGGTCATGCTTCAGGCCACTCCCTGTTTAACGCCAGATCGATAATATCGCTGCCGGCCACCAGCTCAGGGAAATTGCCCCACCCCGGTGGTAGCAGCGGTCGCTCCCATAACTCCAGTTGCGCGCTGTAACGCCAGTATTTTGGTGAAACCAGCGTCGGTCCCTCATATATGTCGGTGAACCGGCATTTATAGGCTTGCTGGCAGCCCAGCGGCGTTTGCAGCTTCATCAAAAACCATGCGGCGCCATCCGTAAGTGCATCGCGGAACCATGCCTCAAACAGCTGGGCCTGATTATGCTTTGTAAAAATCCAGTTCACGGTGGCGATAGTTGGTGTTGATGTATACTTTCGGCGCTGTCGGGCCCGGCCGGATGTTGTTTCGGTTCGCTGCAGGGGGCTGACAGGCTTGAAACCATAACCATCCTGCAATGGCATCGGCAGGTAATCGTGTGGATAAAAAATGTCTGACACGTGATCACTCCTTCCTGGTCCGGCCATAGAATCCATTTAAGGCCCTGCCAAACTCATTAGTTGGCTTTACCACCTGAGCCGCCATTTCCTTACGGATCGATATCACCAGTTGGCGGTTTCGCTGGTCGATAGCCATCAGCGTTGCGTCATCGGGTTTTCCGGTGAATGAATTCTGGATATGAACGGTTCCACCAGCCGAGGCCTGCCTGGCCTGTTGCACCCTCTCCAGGGTCGCATCGAGCTTGGCAGAGGTGCTGGCTGTTACCACTCGCTCCCCTTTCTGAAGCAACCAGGTCCCTGTTTCCGGTACCCGGTCAATACCATCATGAGCCATACCGGCAAGCGTCTGCCCGGCGATTATTGCAGTCGAGGCATAGCCAGTGGCTCGAATTGCCAGTGAGGCCGGAACGCCAAAAATAGGCCCAAGCTCAAGAGCCTTATTCGCTGCAACTTCAGTGCTAATAATCGATTGTGCAAGAGCCGCAGCCTTACTGGCCAGAAACAGTGTCTTATACGCCGCTGATCCCTCCCTTCCCATGCCCTGGAGTAATTGCGCCGTCTGACCAGTCATATCAGAGAACATAGCCAGGCTTGCTTGGCTATATGCTGTCTGAATATCAGACATTTTTAAGTTGTTAGATTTATTAATTTCAGCCAGCCGATCGGCATAAGTCTGCTCGTTAATTTCCTTTTCATCGAGTAGTTTCTTCTGCATATCCAGCTGAGTTTCATGCCATTTTTCAAGTTCTTTTTGCGCATCAGCCACACGAATAAGTTCGCCGCTGGCGCCGCCGACAGATGAATCAATACCACCGAACTTCGGAGCTTCCTGAACCGATGCTTTTGATATCCGCTCCATTGTCTTGCGGTATTCTTCAGTCGCAGGTGCAGCCTCTCGCAGCAGTTTAATGCGTTCACGAGTGGTATTTAGCAGCGCCTCCTCTGGCTCCAGCAGTTCCTTATTCAGGGATTTAAGCCGCTCTACAGCGTTAAGATGATCAAGCGCCGCAGAATTTCGAAGAAGTTCTGTCTTCTGAGCTTCAGAAAGAACACCCAGTTCACCCTGGGTTACCTGATATTTGGTTTTGGCGAGTTCGGTGTTTTGACCGGAAAGCGCGATCTGCTCCTGCTGCTGGGTGATGAGGCGTTTATACACATCCTCTGTTTTCTCACCTTCGGTTTTACCCCCCTTCGCCTTAGGTTTATTGGCCTCATTATTTCGCCATTCCGCAAGACCGTTATTAATCAACTCCTGACGGCCTGTCTGGAATTGAGGGTCACTGGTTAATCCCAGATCGTCAGCTGCATAACTCAGCCGTAAACGTTCTTTGGCCTCACCTTTAAGTCGTGACAACTCCAGATCCCGGCGGCTCTTTTCAAGGGCATCGGTTTGCTTTTTATCGAGATCGGCCTGAGGAATTCTGAGTGGAACGTTAGCCAACCCCTGACGGGCCATTAGGAGTTGATTACCCAGCCCCAGAAGTTTATTAAATTCAGTATGCTGACCATTCATCATGATCATCGACTGGTAGACTGCATTCTGTCGCCAGGCTTGTTCGCGTATTAAATCGTTACGGCGGCGCTCTATTTCTTCGAGAGTCTGCTGAATGCCGCGAGACTTATCTCGCATGTCATTTAACTTTCCCTCTTCAACGGCAAGCTGATCCGTAACTATCGCTATGGCTCTCAGGATATTTGCATCGTTTTCGCTGGTTATGCCGGGCTTTCCGCGAGATGCATTTAAACCGTCGATTTGAATTTTCAGCTCACCAACCTTTTTGGCTTGCTCACCAACCAGGCGATTTTGCTCTACCAGAGCACCTACAGTTCTTCCCCTGTTGTCGTCTGTTTCAGACAAAGACATGCGAGAAGTTTTTTCTCGTATTTCGTCGATTTGACTGGCGTACTCCTGGGCAGAGCGACGGGCCTGCTCCTGGTTTTGATACATCGCATACCAGGCACCAGCACCTAACATTACCAAGCCTGGAACTCCGCCGATGAGACCAAGTGCGCCGCTCATCAGGCGAGTACCAACAGATGTGACACTATTGAGATTGCTTTGGGTAGTTACACGGTTTGCAAGGTTCCGGTCTCTGGCGGCCTCGGCAGAAGCCAGGCGTCTTTCAGCAATAGCCTGCGCATCGGCGTTTTTAGCTGCCACCAGCCCTGCCTGCGCACGCTCAAGCGCTGTTCTGGCTCTGACTTTCTCTGTGGCAGAACCGCTGGTTAAAGCGGTCGTCAGCCTGGCCTGGGCTGCAGTGACTTTTGCTTCTGCCGCAGCAATTTTCTCTTGCTGAGCGGCCTGAACATCTGCGCTACGCGACCGTTGCACAGCTTGCTGGGCTCGATAAACTTCTACCCTTGAGGCGGCAACGGCAGACTGTGCAGCCTTATCCTGTGCAACTGCAAGAGCAACCTCTGACTTAGCCGCAGAAATTAGCGCGCCGGTTGCGCTCGTAGCGCTGGTCACCACCCCGCTGAGATATTTCGCCAGGCCAACACCAACAAGCGCACCTGCAACTGTTGTTATCGTAGCCATATTGTCGGCAACATCACTCAATGCGCCACTTACTGCCGATGAGGTAAATGAATCAAGCGTCCGGGCAACTCCGTCCAGGCCACCAGAGAGTGCATCGGTAGCACCAGTAGCCTGGTTGACACCTCCAACCCATGCCATGAACGAGTTGGTGACTTTTTGCAGGGATCCGGAAACTGTTTGCGGCATGCTGGCAAACTCACCCTGTAATGATCCCAACTGGCTCATTAATGCAGGAACAACCTTATCAATCGTAAGTTGCCCCTGGTCAGCCATGCTCTTCAGGTCTTTGCGGGCCACGCCCATTCCGGCGGCAAGTGCACGGATGACACGATCACCTGCTTCGTTAACGGCGTTGAATTCTTCACCGCGAAGAACTCCCTGCGCCAGCGCCTGGCTGAATTGTGTAATAACAGAACTTGCTTCCTGGGTGTTTGCTCCTGAAAGTTTGAGGCCGGTTGAAACAGCCTCGGTAATTTTCAGGACTTCATCAGAGCTATACCCGTATTCGCGCATGGAAGCTGCTGCGCGTGAAAAAAGGTTTGCGTTATCGGAAAATGCCGTTCCGGTTCGCTGGCTGATTTCCATTAACTGGCGCTGAGAGACTGCAAAATCATCAGCAGAAGAAGATGCCTGCTTAAGGCGCGCATTTACAGAATTCCACTCGTCTGCAATCTGCACAAGTTTGCCAGTCGCAAAAGCTGCCGTGGCGGCAGCAGCAGCCCTTCCTGCCGATGCAAAACCATCAGTTAGATCGGATAATGCTCTTTCGCTTTCACGCGATGCTGCTGCGGCCTGCCGACCGCCATTTTGCATGGTACGGTAATAGTCTTGCCCCATACGTGAAGCGCGGGAAATTTCCGTCTGGAATGATTGCGAGTTAGCGGAAATTTTGATTATTAACTCACGTAATGTTGCCATCAATTTTCTCCAGGCGAAAAAAAACCTGCTAAGCAGGCTTTTTGGTTTTAAATTAACGTTCCGGGTTGTCTAAAAAATCTCTCAGTGCTTGCGACTTATTGCAGGACTCTTTATTAACCGTCATGCCCATTTCTTTTTGTTTCTGACAGAAATAGAAATAATCATCGTTTGTTTTTATGTATCCCATGAATTTATAAAACGCTTTACTACAAAGAGCAGGGTTAGCATGGTCAGAGCAAACCGTAGATGTATAACTCTCTAGCTCGCTTGGTTCTAATGGGGTCAATGTTTGAGTCGCGTTTGATATGCAACTAAAACCAGAAAATAATATAAATAGGACTAATTTTTTCATTTAATTTACCAAATTACATAAAAAATCGATCCTATTCTTTTATGATTGATTTGTCACTGCGTCGCGGCAGTAAGTGCAGCCTCAAGCCCGGCAAACGGGTCTTCAGGTGCTGATAGTTCTTCATCACCCCAGCGCAGGATCGCATCGTCCAGTGGCACTTTTACCCCCTGTGCGCCGTACACGGCAGAGACTATCTGGGCGGCCTGAATGTCACCGCGAATATCGCCAACCGGACTTTGCCTGTCGAACTCAATCCACATCAGAAGCTCGCTTGCTGTCATGTTCTGCCTAAGCTCTGAGAGCGTGCGCCCCATTCGGAGCGCAAGCGACATCAGAAACTTTACGCCGGGGGTTGCAACTTTTCCCGCGCTTCTTCCGCGTTATTAATGAGATCCAGCGCCTGTTTCAGCAGACGGGAATGAACGGGGCCGTAAATTTCACGCACCTGCTCTTCTTCATCGACGCTGAATACCGGTTGCTTATCGGTGTCGCACAGGACGTCAATAAAGAGAACCACGTCAGCGCAAAGATTACGGTGGGCCTTTTCAGATACCGACACATTTTCATCGTCAGCACCGACTTTCACTACTTCCTGCCAGCGCAGCCAGGCTTCGCCAGACGGCTCCCGAAGAACAACTTCGACGCCTCCCCACTCAGGAGCCGCCACCGTCTTATGACGAAAGCCTGACATCTTCGCCATGGCTAATTTTTTCAGATTTTGCGACATCTGTTATGCATGCCGGGCCAACCCGGCATCTCCATTAATTGACGGTAAGGGTACAAGTTGATGATGTAATTGTCTTAACCGGGGCAGAAGAATCAGTGACCACGCAGGTGTAATCTCCCGCATCACCCGAAACAGCGCTGGATTTATTGAATGTGTCAGATGTTTGCCCACTGATGGTGACACCACCTTTCTTCCAGGCATAGCTGTAGGGAAGTTTACCGCCAGCGGCGGCGACCGCCATACTGATCGGCGCCCCAACCGCTACAGATTGTGCGGCGGGCAAATCAGTGGTCAGTTTAAGTGCCGGGTCAATCGGTACCGGCTTCCCTTTCAGACGCAGGGAGAACGTTGCCGCCACCACGCCGTTAGTACCGGAAGACCAGGTGTGCTGACGAACTTCGGCAAGAAACTTAAAGCCATTGCCAGACGGGAAGATGATCTGGAAGCCATAAACCGTGTCGTTGTCATACGCATCACGCAACGCATCCTGCGCAGCATTACGGTAAAAGTTACCTGACAGTGAAATCTCCGAAGGGGCCGGGAGACCATTGACGTTCTCCTGCTCAGTGGAGCATAGCGTGGTGACGTCAATATCCTGTTTTTGCCCGCCGGTGAACTGCGCTTCTTTGAGAGTGCAGCTCAGATCGAGATAGACAGCGGTTTCCATTGCGTCTCTGGTCGTTGGCAGTGACGAAATAAGGATTTTCGTCAGCTGCGATTTTTCATAATACGAGGACATAATGATCTCCGGATATAAAAAAGCCGCCCGCAGGCGGCAGAGTTAATATGAAGGGTGGAGTTATTGCCAGATCTGAACTTCAAGCGTGGCCCGGTAAAGTCCGGTGTCCGGCTCGTAGCCGTTAATCTCGTTTAGTCCGACAGGATGCAGATCGGCCAGAGCAGATTTAACCTGAACACGCAGCGCCCGGGCGTCATCAATCGACGAGGCCCAGGCATCAACCTGAACCGTGCTTGCCGTTTCTGCCGGGCCGCAGAAAACATCCTCGCTGACTGAACCCGGGAGCAGATAAATCACCCACGGTGCCGTGGTACCCTGCGGCGCAACGTACGGAAAAACGTTTCCGCTTGCCAGCGCACTGAGCCGCTGATAGATGTCAGCCTCTGTCATTTCGCCAGCACCTCATCAATGGCCTGATTCATGCGGGCCAGCGCTGCCTGCGTAGCCTCTTCCTGCCGGGTATCGAATGCCGGGCGAACGAAGGGGTGCGCAGGCATAGTCGATGTACCGAGTTCAACGAAGCGCCAGTAAAAAGCGTTGCGCGGATTGCTGGCCTTCATTTTGTTGTCGCTGTTGCCGGTGTCAGGGTTAACGCCCCGGATATGCACGCCGGAAGTGATTTCGCCGCGACGGCGACCCTTCTGGGTCACCACCACCACGTTTTTTTTCAGTTTCCCGGTAAGGACGGGCGCAAGATCTTCTACCTCCTGTCGCAGAACTTCTGCACCAGCACGCGTGGCATCGCGCAGGACCTTATTATTTTCCGCCCTGCTTAGCGTCTCCAGATCCTTCGCGATATCTGCCAGGCCGGAGAAATCAAGACTCGTTGAAATCACTGCTTCACCCCCCTCTCACACATTAACTCCAGGCGGGTGCCGTTCTCGGCAGAGATAGCCGATTTGATGTCGTATATCTCGCCGTTACCGGTTGGCGGCAGGTGAACGACCCGCCAGCCAGCAGATACGGGAATGGACGGATAGCGCCGCATCCAAATCCGGGTAGTGGTGCTGCTTATTTCGGCTCCGCCATCTATCATCTCCCGCCCGGAGACGTCCGCCACCTCAGCACGGACTGAAGTTACATCCACCCAGCCAGTGGCAGGCTGCCCCGAAGGCAGGCGCCCTGATGCTGGCTTTTGTAACGTAACCCTGTGTCGCAGTCGCCCCGCTCTCATACGCCATATATCCGGTAGGGTTGAAGAAGCGCTTCTGTTGAGAAAGCAAGCGCAGAAGTTACGTTACCTACGTTTACAGCTTCACGGTTTGCGTACCAGTGACCGATAAGCAGAAGCATAGCCATTTCGATGTCTTCGCCATAAAGCAACCGATCAGGGTCAACGAGATAGTCAGGATCATCGGCAGTGTCATAAAGCCGACGGCGGGTCCATGTTTCGACGTACCGCGCCGCAGCTTTAATACTGGTGTCGATCCAGATATCGTCTTCCGTGAAATCCTGCTCAATGTTGCAGTGGCGCTTAACCTGCTCTTTGGTCAGCATGCCCACTCCTTATTTGGTCTTGCCATTCCCTTTCGGCTTTTGGTCTTTATCAGGATCCGGCTTTTTCTCGCCAGGCTCCTGAGCGTAACCGCTGGCCAGAAGGTCGCGGCCGTGTTGCTCCAGCGTTTCGAACTCGGTGCCTTCGGTAAGCACGTTGCCTTCAAAGTAGATGGGCTTGATAGCGATCAGCTTCATGGCTGTCTCCTGAAGGGAAAAAAGAAAAGCGGCCCGCAGGCCGCCGTTAAGGATTACGCACCGCCACCTGCAGCAGGCGCAGTGAATGATCCGTAGATGAAAG